AACAAATTGGAGTGGAACACACTAATGTATAATAAAAAATTTGACCTTGACTTAAAGTATGGTCAGGAAAGAGAAAAGCGTTTAGCCTCTATCTTAGATAAAGATAAAACAAAGATAGAAGTTAAAACAGAAAGAGACTGGTGGTTTAAAACTGGTAACATTGCTATTGAAATAGAATGTAACGGCAAACCTTCAGGTGTCATGGCTACAAAGTCTGATTACTGGTGTCATATATTGGCAGATGGTGACAAAGATTATTGTAGATTAATATTTGACACAAAGACAATCAAAAGATTAGCAAAAAAATATATCAAAACCTTAAAGAATGGTGGTGATGGTTGGAGAAGTAAGTTTGTTCTTGTTCCTTTAGCCGAAATATTTTTGCCAAAAAATTTAAGTAAATCTATGCAGGAAAGGATAGTTAAATAAATGTATAAAAAGAAAAGAGTTTTGTTAGTTGATGGTGACATACTTGCTTACCAAATTGCTACTAACAATGAGATAGAAACTAACTGGGGTGATGGCTTATGGACATTACATTCTGATGAAAACAGTTGTAAACAACAACTTGATTTAGTTATTGAAGATTTAGGTTCTAACTTATCAGCAGATGATTATGTTGTAGCATTAACAGATAAGAATAATTTTAGAAAAGATGTTCTTCCAACTTACAAATCAAACAGAAAAGCAAAACGTAAACCAATAGTTTTAAATGCTATGCGTAAACACATCATGGATAAACACAATGGTGTGATATGGAAAAATTTAGAAGCAGATGATGTCATGGGTATTATGGCAACTGAACCTTCACCAGAAGAAGAAAGAATAATTGTTAGCATAGACAAAGACATGCGAACTATTCCTGCTTTACTTTCACAAGACGCAACCACTGTAGAACAAATACCAGAGAAGATGGCTAACTATAATTTTATGCTTCAAGTTTTAACTGGAGATAAGGTTGATGGCTATGATGGTATTGAAGGTGTTGGTATTAAGACTGCTGAAAAGTTAATTAAGAAATATTCTAATGTTACACTTTTAGACCTCTGGAAAATTGTTAAAGGTATTTACAAAGACAAAGGTTACACCCACGCTGAAGCTCTACAACAAGCTAGAGTTGCAAGAATATTAAGACATGGTGAATACAATAAGAAAACAGGAAAGGTAAAACTATGGCAGACCAAGTAAAGAAACCAAGCCACTATTTTAGATACAAGATAGAACCAGTTACCTTCATCATGCAAAATGATATTCCCTATGCGGAGGGCAACGCAATTAAGTATTTGTGTCGTTGGCGTTTTAAACATTCAACTAAAGAAAAGCAACTTGAAGATTTAAACAAAGCTAAACAATACATAGATTTATTAATCGAAAAAGAAACACAAACAGAAATCAAATTAAAATTAGGAAAGTAATGCTAGAACATAAACATATTATTATTCGTGCTTCAGTTAAAAAGCCACCCAAAGAACCTGAAGTAATGAAAAAATGGATAAGAAATTTAGTTGAGAAACTAAACATGACACCATTGGGTGACACAATAGCAGTGTATGTAAACAAAGAAGGCAACAGAGGATTAACATGTTTACAAGCTATTGATACATCACACATAGCATTTCATTCTTGGGACGAAGACACACCTGCGGTGGTTCAATTAGATGTCTACACTTGTAGTGATTTAAAAAAGCAAACTGTGTTTGACGCATTAGATGAATTTGAACCAATAGGAATTAATTACATGACATTAGATAGGAAGTACCATTTAGAGGTAACACATATATGATAGATTACGAAAGAGATAATTTACTTACTGACTTTGGTAAGACAACATTAAAAGACAGGTACTTATTACCTGATGAACATTCTCCGCAAGATGGATTTATGAGAGCCGCTAAAGCATTCTCTGATAATGATGAGATGGCTGAACGTATTTATAATTACGCTTCAAAACTTTGGTTCATGTACTCCACGCCTATTTTATCCAATGGTGGAACTAACAGAGGTATGCCTATTTCATGTTTCTTAAATTATGTTGGTGATAGTAGAGAAGGTTTAACAGGACACTACACAGAGAACGCATGGCTTGCTTCTATTGGTGGTGGTATCGGTGGCTATTGGGGACATGTAAGAAGTGATGGAACTAAAACATCTGGTGGTTCACAATCATCAGGTTCAATACCATTTTTACATGTAGTTGATAGTGAGATACTTGCATTCTCACAAGGTAAAACAAGACGTGGAAGTTATGCGGCATACATGGATATATCGCACCCAGAGATAATAGAATTTTTAGAAATGCGTAAGCCTAGTGGCGGCGACATACATAGAAAATGTCTTAACTTACACCATGCAATAAATATTTCTGATGAGTTTATGCAGTTAATAGAAAAGTGTATTGCTGAACCTACGTATGATGACAGTTGGAATTTAATTGACCCACATACAAACAAAACAATAAGAACAGTATCAGCTAGAGAGTTGTGGCAAAAGTTATTAGAGACAAGAGTTGCCACTGGTGAGCCTTACGTTTCATTTATAGATACTATTAATGAAGCTCTGCCTGAACAACAAAAGAAACTAGGATTGGAAGTACATCATTCTAATTTGTGTACTGAAATTACTTTACCTACTAATGAAGAAAGAACAGCAGTGTGTTGTTTGTCTTCTGTTAATTTAGAAAAGTATGATGAATGGAAGAACGACAGTTTATTTATATCTGATTTAGTTAGATTTTTAGATAATGCTTTAACCCATTTTATAACACATGCACCAGACAGTGTATTCAGAGCAAAATTTAGTGCGGCACAAGAAAGAAGTATTGGTTTAGGAGCTATGGGTTTCCATGCTTATCTGCAATCAAAAAACATACCTTTTGAAAGTGCGTTAGCTAAATCACTAAACATGAAAATGTTTAAAAGTATTAAAGAACAAGCGGTGGAAGAAAGTAAAAGACTAGCAATTAAAAGAGGGGAAGCTCCTGACATGGAAGGCACTGGTTTGCGTAATGCACACTTACTAGCCATAGCACCTAATGCTTCTTCTTCTATTATTTGCGGTACTACTTCACCATCAATAGAACCTTACAGAGCTAATGCTTATGTGCAAAAAACTATGTCAGGTTCTTTTTTAGTTAAGAATAAATATTTAGAAAAATTATTAGAAAAGAAAGGTATAAACAATGATAATATATGGTCGTCCATTGTCTCTCAAAGAGGCTCGGTCTTACATCTTAAAGAGTTATCTGACTATGAAAAAGATATTTTTAAAACTGGTATCGAAATAAATCAACAGTGGATAATTGAACATGCGGCAGATAGACAAAAGTATGTATGTCAAGGACAGTCAGTAAATGTTTTTGTTCCTGCTGATGTTAACATAAAAGAATTACACGACATGCACATGTTAGCATGGAAGCGTAAATTAAAAACTTTGTACTATTGCAGAAGTGAAGCAATCAAACGTGCAGAGTTAGTATCAAAAAAAGTAGAAAGAACAATCATACCAGAAGCAGATTGTTTAGCGTGTGAGGGATAATGATAGATAGAATTACTTATTATTTATTAATAAAAATTAGTCATTACTCTAGCAAACTAAATGTATGGTCTTGGCAAAAGTTATGGGGAAATAAAAAAACAGGAAAAGGATATAAAAAGAAATGACGGACAATAGTATTTTTGATGGAATAGATAAACCAAGACGTAAAAGAAAAAAAAGAAAACAAAAACAAACAGTATTGTGGACAGTGTATCACACTATTCTCGCAGTAGAATTATTAATCATTATTATTATAGAAGGGATAGAATTATTAAGATGAGTTTATTTAAAAGCAGAGCATTTTACAAACCCTTTGAATATGATTGGGCTTTCCAAAGTTATGACATGCAACAGAAAATGCACTGGCTTCCAAGTGAAGTACCATTACATGAAGATGTAAGAGATTGGAATGAAAGATTGAGTGTAGAAGAAAAAAATTTAATAGGACAGATATTAAAATTCTTTACACAAGGAGATGTAGATATAGCTCAAGCATACCTTGACAAATATATTCCTAAATTTAAACCACCAGAAATAAGAATGATGTTGTCTGCAATAGCAACTTCAGAAGCTAATCATGCACATAGTTATTCTTTATTAAATGATACGATTGGTTTACCTGATAAAGAGTACCAAGCATTTCAAGAATATAAAGAAATGTCTGATAAACATACATATCTTTTTAAAAGTAAAGGTAGTGGATTAGAAGGACTAGCTAGAGAGATAGCTTGTTTTTCTGCATTTGGTGAAGGCTTGCAGTTGTTTGCTTCATTTGTAATGTTACTTAACTTTCAAAGATATGGTCGTATGAAAG